CGAGATTGGATATTTTTCCTTTAGGTTACCTCGACTTTTTTCAGTATAAAAGCTTTTACCACCTTGGATATTAGATTTATTTAACCTTGGCTTGTTATTCCTCAAATTCTTATCTTCTCTTATATCCATTACTGGAGCGTAGAAATGCGGTTTAGCACTAAACACAGACACTATTTCATGTACCTTGGGTGGCTGGTACTTCAACACTCCAATATTGCCACCTTTCTCTTTTTTCCATATCCAATCATATTTAAACATTTTAATATTCGACATTCGGAGAGCACTGCTAAAAGGTTCACTTCCAAATAAGCAGATAGCTCCATTTATTTTCATGACTCTTTTCAATTCTTTCCACATTATATCGAAGTCGATAACTGAATCCCATTTGCATTTTGTCGTGCCGTAAGGTGGATCGGTCAAACATAAATCTATAGAATTATCAGGTATAGATTTCATCAATTCTAAACAATCGCCATGCAATAACTTAATCATAGTACCTATTCCTTGGTCTACTCTACTTTATTTTCGATGCTCTTTTTCTTAGCGTCCTCTATTCCTTTTAATATTGTAGCATGGTTAACAACTTCCGATTTAATGTGATGGTGTTCGGTGAGTTTTCCGAATAGTTGTTCGAGGAACCAATTCATTTTATTCTGGTCACCTGTTTTTATTGCTTTGACGATTACAGATATGACCATTAACTCAAGTGAAGTGACTTCCTTTCTTCCCTGTACTTCTTTCATTTCATCTTCAACTATTTTTCTGAGTTGATCATATGTTTTTAACATGTATTTTCTAGCACAATTATTGAACGTCTCTCTAGTCATACGCGCCGCCTGTTTTTCTTCTGTCGTTCGCTTTGGTCTACCCGGTCCTCCGGGGTTACCTTTTTCGAATGGAATTAGATTTGGGTTTTTTGGTTTATCTGACATGCTTATTGCTTCCTTGCAGCGTGATATTTTACAAACGCCTTATGCCCTGCTTTATTTACAAAAATTTTCTCTTCTTTGTATGTGTTAATTGATTTATCTTTCTTACATAAAAGTGACCTTTTTTTAATTGAGTATATCTTTTTAAATCTGTCGTCTGGTAAACTGTATTCAGAAATAAAAACAGGGTTTACTTGCTCATTCGCCCAATTATAAAAGGCATCATGGTTGAAACTATTCCCATAATCAGCAGCACCTCTATATGGTATATCGCAATATATGATAGAATTTGGTTTGATTAAAACATCGTCATAGCTCAATGCTGAAAAAACAATAGGTCGCTGTAGTTGCTCTAGTTGCTGTAGTTGCTGTAGTCGCTGTAGTTGCTGTAGTTGCTCTAGTTGCTCTAGTTGCTGTAGTCGCTGTAGTTGCTTTTCATTCAAGAATTGGTGAAGTATTTTTGGGATGCCATTAACTCTGTAATATTCAATTCTATTTCTTAAGAAAAGTCGTCTATCTTTAACGGAATATCCTTCCTTGAAAGAGTTCATGCCTAGAACTTCTTTTGCTAGGTCATTAAACTTATTAAAAATTATTGCATCGTGCATAGATTTTTTATAAGGTTCGATCTCTTTTGAAAACAGGTAACTTTTACCGTTATTCCCAAAAGACCATAAGCACCTAATATATTCATCGTCTATGCTTGCAAAAAATTTATCTCGTCCAATAAACTCTGGTTTGAAGTTTTCATAATTGTATTTACCATTTACCGCATCTTGTATTAATTTTGGTATGCCTTTTTTTATTTCGTTGAAGTAAAATGTTTTAAAATCCCTAAACCTTATTTCAAGCATAAAGTGCGTTACACTTCCGCCGCCGCCGAACAAATCATAAAAATTATCTGCTTTTGGAAATATTTTACAAATCTTCTGGAGTATAGAATTTTTTGATCCCATATAAGGTATGCCGTATCGCTTTATCATTTTTTGACCCTTGAGATATATCCACGATGAATTAAATCATCATGTATATCCATCATTTCCATATCGTTAGGAAACTCAACTTCAATAATATATTTACTTGGCGCTTCATCTTTTGGGCTTTCCTTAATATCTGGAATTTCATCGAGATTTATAATTTCAAAGTCAATCATTCCAAAATCTTCAAAGTTGAAATTTCTAGTATCCATATCTAGCTTTTCCATGTTGATAATCATTTTATCTTGGTCAAGTGTTGCGTGTCTTGCCAATTCGTTATCTGCAAGCCTATGGCGCATTTCTTCGGCTTCGTCTTCGAAGTCTTGATGCATGACAGGCAGCTCTTCCATTTCGAGTATTTTAGCCGCCTCTAGCCTACCATTTCCGCATACTACAAACCCCGAGCGATTAGACACAACCAATGGATTACGAAAACCGTTATCGATAATAAGTTGTGTTAAAACTCCAATCTGTTTTTCAGAGTGAATATTTTCATTATCGGGATGCGATATGATTTTATCTATCGGTACTATCTCGATTGTTGTTGATTTAATTTCCATATTAAACACCTACCCTAATTGAAATAGAGTAAGCTATCCAAGTCGCTACAGTGAGCAAACTTAGCATTGTTGAGATAATCACGAACATGAAACCAACAATAACATTTCTTTCAAAGCTACTATCGAGCAATATTGATTTGCTGGTTATGTGACAATGTATGTAAAAGCAAACCCATGCTGCGATTGTAAAAAGAGTTATTGCGATTGGTAAAGTCATATTGCTAATCCTTGATAAGTTTTAAATTTGGCCTGATATTATATTTCGTGTTCATATTCTTGAGCGCTGTCTCAAACTCTTTTCGTGTCATGTCTATAGTAAATATTCTGTAGGAATTGCACTTTTCTGAAGTGTTGAAAAGCTCTACATATGAAGTAATAAAATTACTGTAAATATCAAAATCTTTAGTTGCAATATGCCAGCGATTATCATCGGCTATTACATAAACTCGAATTAATCCCTCATTTCTCATTGTCAAACTTCCATGTAATTTATACTGCCCTTATATTCGACCTTAAGCGCAATTCATTGTCAAGGCACGATATGTGATATCGTTTCGGCTAAACATATATTATCTACTCACCTAAACATATATTGATTATCAACCCTATGCACAAAGTGTTACAATGATGCATGGAGTAAATAAAAAAGGGGAGGGATTATGCTAGAACAAATTACAGTTAAAACTATAGATTCTAGTCATGACTACCCTTATCAATTTTCTGATATTATCGAAGCTGCTGAAAAGTTTAGATTTCCTGCACCTATAGATACCGATTCTGGAATTAGTGTGGAATGTACCGAAATTGAGTTTGAAGAGTATATGACAAAATTGCTAACTATTGGTCGGATTTAATATTGTTCCATGTAGAACTATTATGTTTTTAGAAAATCTTTCAACTTCAAAACAGGAATAACTAACTCACTACTATCTATCGACTTATGATCTTTCGCCCTTTCGTCCAGTGCCATTAATTCCAAATCTCTGTTCATTTGAGTCAGCACTAACAACGCAATCATCGGGCTTACCTCTTGCGCTTTTTTGTATGCATCAAGCCATGAGTTTAATCTCTCAAAATATCTTTTAGCGAAACTGGCCTTATGCTCACATTCTTTAATATTACTCATTTTTCACCTTTGACTTTATAATTAACATCATGCGTATCACAGTACTCACAAATAACCCCGTTCCATGAAAGTATTGAGTAAGTTTTACCATAATAAAAATGCCGACCTACAGTAAGATTATACGAGTGATCATCCCATTTAATTTTTTTACCACATGCCACACATAATTTATCTACTATTATTTTTTTAATACCATCCCCTGGCAATTTATTATCGGTGCTAGTTTTCTTTACCGTAATCATAGGACCGCAACCAGCTATATTAAAACAATACTCTCTTTCTTTTAATTTATAAAATACATTTATTCTATTGTATTTGATTTTGGTTGTGGCGATACCTTTTTCCGCGTCTTCATATTTAATCAACTCCGAGCCTTTGGGAAGATGCGATATAATCTTATCTAATAAATTTTTGTTTTTCATAGCTTGATACTCCATAAAAAGGGCCTCACTATTGAGACCCTTCCTTTGCGTAGCTCTCAAAAAGTCGATTAAAACCACCACGCAAATTAATTATTTTTTATCTCTTGTTGCAATTAACGCTACCTTCACACATGCAGGACATATAAATTTGTTACCTTTCTTGATGTATACACTCATTCATTACTCTCAAGTTCATCAATCGCTTTCACTATCATTCCTATTTGAGTAGATAATTTCACCCCATATAACTCTAATTATATGGGATGCGTCAAAATGTTCATAGTTTAGACACTCTTTCCCATTTATCCCCTAAAGGTCTACCCTTAATGAGTACTTTCATTTCGCAAGTTGTTTCATTAAATGGGGGCAAATCAATATTACAGAACATCTCTTCTGTATTCCATTGTTCGCAATTCATACAGTTCTTCATGCCATCTATTTCTGCTTTAAGCTCTGCAATTACACGCTGTTGGTGCTCCCATGCCAATTGTACAAACCCGTACATTGCCATTCTTTTTGAGGGGGTATACGCCTTAAATTTCTCTTCATACCATTCTTCAAATTTGCTCATTTTGTCCTCACTTTGATATATCCCTAATTGTATGTAAAATTGTCATCCCGTATAACTCTATCTATATGGGATGCGTCATTATGTTCATAGTTTAGTCACTTTATAAATCCGTTTTTTGCTAGTGCTATTGTCGCTTCGACTAAAGATTCCGTGGTTTTGCTTTTATGTTTTTTGTCCTTTTTTACGGCAAATTTTCTAGGCTTGTCCAAAAGTAGACTTATAGCTAGCTCAAGTCCATTATATAAACCACGGTCATACTCATTAGATAGATTTTCAGACAACACCTTTTTAATTGTCTCAATACCCCTAAGAGTTTTTGTTAATTGTGCTGTTTTATATTTTTGAAATGACATTTATTCCCCCCAATTGTACATACTTTTTCCATCCCACATAACTCCGTCTATCTTTTCATCGGCACAATTTTCAACAGAGGTATCATAAGAACAGCTGATATTTACCGCTAGATTGAATTTCTTGCCACACGCAGGGCACTCCCCTTCACTATCATCCTCATTATATTGCCAAGGCTCATCATCATTATCAAATTTATAATCACAATAAGGACATGTGATCTCATCTTGGTTTTCATGTTCCATTCCATTATCTCCTTAGATTGTATGTAAAATTGTCATCCCATATAACTCCGACTATATGGGATGCGTCATATTTAGTCACTTTGTTCAAATTTTAGTCATTTATATGTCTTTTTATTGGGCGATTCTAAGCCGAAACTAACTACATATCTTTCTGGATTCGACCCGATAAAACCATCGCCATCTGCATAGTAAGCCCCTGATATTCCTACTTCAGACACTTCATGATACGAATATTGCGATTCTTGGAAGTCATCTACGGCAACAGAAACTTGTATCCTGTCGCCATGTTCTTCTTTTATTTGGTTTAATATTCTTAATACTTTTCTTAGCTGCATTTCGATTCTCCTAAATTGTATTTATTTTATTCATCCCATATAACTCCGGCTATATGGGGTGTGTCATTTTTGTACACTTTTGGTTAGCATCTTGATCTCGTCATCTTTCTCTTTGAGTTTTTGAAGATGGTTCTTCTCTTGTCTTTGGTATCTATCGGACTTACAAAACAGATCAACCTTAGAATGCTGACATTTTAGCTGACATTCAAGCTCATATACTCCTAACTCGTATGAGCAATGAAAACATAACTCGATATTAGATTTACTGTCGACACATACGATACCACATAGCTTACAAGTGAAGTCACTCATACTTCCACCCACTCCAAACGATAGTTGGAATCAGCATCAGATAACCGTTTGTTCACATGCTGGACAATGGAACGTCTATCATGGGGCAGTTGACAGTTCGATACCCCCTTCAATAAACACTCGGGGCACCAATTATGACATACACTCTTAATACACTTCCCTGTATTAATCTCTCGAATAACACCATCTATATGCTTCGCTGTATACTTAACACTCATTGTTTTTCTCCTTCACCTACTCGGTAACTCCGATAGGTTCATTTCTCGCTCTCTCACTTTTAGCTTCATCTCTAAGCCCGTCGTAGTAATCTGCCTTTGCATCTTCGAAACATTCATTTCGACAACTAGTTATAACGGCTGCACTTCGACTGTCGTTGTCGCAATACGGACATGAGTAAATCGTTATTTTTTCTGATTTGATTTCTAATTTTTTCACGAATGCCATTTCCTCTCTCCTTTAACTACTCGGTAACTCCGATTAATTGAATACAGTTACCTTCTATTTTGGAAATAAAATAAGAGTCACCTAGTCCAGATTCTATTTTATATTTATTTCCTTCGATGCATACTACAATATTATTCAAATCACTTTCTAGCGTACTTTGACCGCATCCAATTAGTGACAAAATTAAAACCATATATACTACATTCATGAAATTACTCCCTCTATTTTTACAATATCAGCTAACCCAAATTTATGCTTACAAACATTTCCGTTCAACTCGCAATCATCACAATTAATCCCACAACAAGGATAAACACCGTCTAGCTGCTGGTTTGAGAGCCATACCGCTGCATGTTTTTTATTTTTTATCGTTAGCTCCATTGTAGTTTTATTCTCTAATATAAATTTAAGCCGGCTCATTTACTACTTCCTCAACTTCAGAAAGTGACCTTATCACGTCCCCGTCAATCGTTTTTTTATCATTGATCCATTCTAATATTGTAGATCGTGGACGACCATAAAAGTTTTTAATATCTTCAATACTATTATAAATCTTTCCAGATATTTTATAATATTTCCTCGTGCCGTTTTTTAAATATGGTTTATTCATCCAATGCTCCTCCGTTTATTTTTATATCAACATTGAGAATTTCAACAGCGAATTGTAAAATATATTCAATTAAAAAATTCAGGTCTTTCGAAGTCGCGTCGTCGCTATCGTCAGATATTGATTTTGTAACCATGATTGATTTACCGTTAGGCATTTTTATCATTTCAGTAAATCCAGATTCTCTTTTTACAAATTCGTGGAGTTGATCTTGATTAAATATATTGCCAGTTTCATGAAGTGCTTTTTTTAATTGTCCTATGCATAACCAGTAAGTTTTATGTTGGCTTGAACTTTTTGGCTTTCGATATTTCTTAGAAACGATGTTCAAAGATTGAAACTTTAAACCATCTTTTTTACGCTTGATAAAATATTCTGTGAATATTCTACACATGCTATCAAAATCTTTTTCGTTGTGAATTTCGAATGTTCTCATGTATAAATATTATTGAAACTATACTAATTTGTATACTCAATGTTATAAAATTTACTGTATATTTTTTACACTTTGCAAAGATAAAAAAGAAAAAGGCAAGCGCACTATTGCACTCGCCCCGACACTAATATTCTAAACCGGACATAAACCAAAGCACTTATTTTAATTAATGGCAACATGTATTTTTTACAAAAAACATAATGAAAATACTTTACATCGTGTAATTTTTGATGTGACATATCTTTGCTTGCCAAAGCACTAAATAATTTTTCACTCTGTCACTAGAGTAAAACATAGCCAAACCCTCACATGATCTATTGGTAAGCCATGTGAGGGGGCGGTTTATATTGAGGTATTTGATATGGAAAAGCCAAAAGTTAATATCGCCAAACTTAAGAAGTTAGCTAAGTTAATCAAAGACAATAAGGAATTAATCTCCACCGTAGGTGACATTTATGAAGAAGTGCAGGAGTTATTCTGCGAAGCCATAGGTGATAAATACGACTACTTTGATAATGTATTCAGTAAAGTCAGTATACATAAAGAGTTATTCGAAAGATTCCACGCGAAAAAGGGGCGCGTCACTGACCAGCTTATTGAGTTTTCTTTAACCAGAGACTTAGGGGATAAGCAATTAAACACCATAGCTGAAGCAATAATGTCATGTATTGGTTTTAACAGTGTAGGGCCAGACGACTACGATAAATCTGCGTTTGAGACACTGCATGGGGTTAGTGTATTTACATCCACCCCAGATGAGATGAACGAGCGGTTACTCGGCGAGGTTGAAGAATACATAGACAGCAAGAAATTCAATTACTATTCTGAAGATTTTCGAACTCTTAGACATCAAGTGTTCCTCCGTGACGGGGAGATGTGCGCTAAGTGCGGCATAAAACCAAGGCCCGGCACTTATTTAACAATAGATCACATAAAACCAGTATCAAAGTTCCCAGAGTTGAAGCTAGATATCGACAATATGCAGGTGCTTTGTCCAGAGTGTAACCGTAGCAAATCTAATATCCACTATACCGATTATAGGAAGTAATAAATGGCGACCAAACAACTGGTTGAGTTATGTATTTGGGACGACGATTGGTTTATTAATTTATCTGATAAATCGAAACTCCTCTTTTTATTTCTATTAACCAACCCGAATATTAATCCGGCTGGAATGTTCGAGCCTAGTAAGGTTTATATAAAGCATGTTCTTGGTATAAGTAAAATTCCAGAAGCGTTTAAGCGCCTAGCACCAGTAGTTATTTATGATGAAAAAAAAGGGGTTGCTTGGATAGTTAAGTATTTCCAAAAGAACTCTAAAGGCGACAAAATGCAAAAGTCTGTCGAAAATACTTTAACTAAATATAATTCGTCGATGTTAGTGTCTAAATTTATTAACTTTTATAAGTACCGGAAATTTAAACTAGAAAACATACCCTATCAAGAGACTACTCCATGTGTATCGATAGATACCAATGAACATGAACATGAACATGAACATGAACATGAACATGAACATGAACATGAACATGAACACATTCCGTTTAAAGAAATTACCGACTACTTGAACAAACGAGCATCCAAAACTTTCAAATGTGATTCTGATATTTTGATAAAGCGTGTAAAAGCTAGGTGGAATGAGGATTGCTCTTTGGAAGATTTCAAGAAGGTGGTAGATGCAAAGATGGTTGATTATTTAAAAGGTGGTTTCGAAAAGAAATATCTCAGGCCAGAAACATTATTCGGAAATAAATTCGACGGTTACTTGCAAGAATACGAACCAAAACATACGGAGCTTTTAGATGGTATTACAGACGGCGATAATGACAGAGGAAGAGAAGAGGCGGTCGGACCTGACGGAAAACAAGGTATTAATTCCATCTTCGCTGGGTTTTCTTAGATCTACGAACGGAATACGGCCAGGACAAGTAAGTGTATTTATCGGAAAATCAGGACAAGGTAAAAGTACAATAAGTAAAACCATGGCAGTAGAAGCAGCTATAAACGGAATCAAAACTTATTGTTTGTTATCAGAAGAACCTTGCGATTCTTATAAAAAAGTAATTAACGAAGCTATCACGAAAGGATGCAAGGTAAAACCTGAGAAATATTTAAGCAGGGTTTACTTAGACTCTATGCTTAATTGGGGAAAAGAATATCTCAATGCAGAACAATTACTTGAAAAAATGGAAGAGGTAATCAACGACTACCAGACTGATTTAGTTATAGTTGATAACGTTTCAACTAGTTTTATGGGAGATATGACACCAAAAGAACAAGGTGCATTAATGGCGGATTTTAGGAAAATGGCAGATACTTATGAAATAGCATTGGCAGTATTCGTACATACAAAAAAGGGTACTGATATTAGAAAAACGGTAATATCGGGTGAGGACGTGAGAGGGTCAGGGTCATGGTCGAACGGATCAGCATACGTTTACATGGTGTCTACTTATTTTGAACTAGAGCCTGCTGCTGGCATATTGCATATTGATAAGGCCAGATACCATCAATCTGCAAATAAAACATATTGGAGACTGTATTACGACAATGATCTTAAACTTTTTACTGGCGATAGGAAGATATCTTATGGCGATGTGTTACTAATACAAAAAGAAGCAGCAAGAGGGGGGATGTAGTGCCGAGATATATACCAGACAATAAAAGACAATTTTTAACTCCAGCAAATAAAAAACGTGTTAATGCACTTATGTTTTTAGCTGACGACCAATGTATGTCGATGAGTGAAGCAAAAAGGCTAGTTAGTATAGTCAAAAAAACAAAAGGCCCAGTTACCGAATGTCAGGAACTACTCAAACAGAAACTAAAACGGCTAGGTCTTGCGTGAGATTAATTTTAACAGCAAAAACGATGTAAGTATCACGATAAAAATTAGAATGGCTTAGAACGGGCATTCTACAATTATTCAGGAATGGTAAAAATGGACACCGAAGAAAAGTACGAATTTGAGAAAATTGAATGTGATGAATGTAATCGACACGCTCCGTTATACAAATGCGGAAATATTACACTATGCGAAAAATGCAAAAAAACTTTTGACCTATTGCATGATGAAAATGATTCATATTTGGAGCAATGCGCAAAGAGAAATTCATAGTGGACGTTTTAATTGCTTGCGAAGAATCTGGAACGGTGAGGGATGCTTTATTAAAAAGGGTCATAACGCAATATCATGCGATATATTACATACTAGCTCGCCAGGTCCGCATATACAGGGCGATGTTGTGCCACTTTTAAAATATAACTGGGACCTAATAATTGCGCATCCTCCTTGCACTTACTTAGCTAATAGTGGCGTATGTCACCTTAAGAATAATTCAGAAAGATACGCGCTTATGCTTGAAGCCGTACGTTTCTTTAATCTATTCCGCATAAATGATTGTCCTAGGGTTTGTATCGAAAACCCAATTCCTCACAAATACGGCATAGGTAAAACTTACTCACAAATAATACAACCGTACATGTTCGGGCATACCGAAAGAAAATCAACATGTCTATGGTTGAAAGGTATTCCTAAATTAATTGAAACTAATAACGTAAAAAAAGAAATGTTATTACTGCCTAAAAATATACAACAGCGATTGCATTATTTACCACCTAGCCCTAATAGAGCTATGTTGAGGTCAAAAACATTCCAAGGTATCGCCGATGCTATGGCGAGTCAATGGGGTTAAATATAGTTAAGTTATTTATCTTATTATTCTTCTTGGTCATAGCATCCAGAGAAGTATGTAATTTTTAATATCAGTTTACAAACTAGCTTTGTAATTATGTAATTTACTAAACAATAAACCGGAGAAAAAAAATGAGCAAAGAACTAAGTATTTCACTTTATGGAATGGCCGAGGAAATGAAAACACTTGAAAGTATGTTGATCGCCGATGGTGGAGAATTAACTCAAGAACATGAAGATTTAAAATCACAAATTTTCACAATGATTCAAACTAAAACTGATGGTTGTGTTGGATATATTCAGGCACTTGAGGATGATATAACACTAGGTAAGAATAAGAAAAAACTTCTCGACGAATTTATGAATGTTAGAAAAAATACAATTGAAAGATTTAAAAAGTACGTTGCTGAATGTTTAGACCAATTAGAGACAAAAAAACTAACAGGTCAGCTAGGTCAAATATCAGAAAGAAAACAGACAAAAATTGCATTAATTGAAGATGAAAATAAAATACCTGCTGAATACACAACAGTTGAAACAGTAGTAACTGTTAATCGTAAAAGAATACTAGACGATTTAAAAGCGGGAATCGAAGTGCCAGGCGCGAAGCTTGTTGATGGCAATAGATCAATCCAGATAAAATTCAAAAAGGTTAAATAACATGGCAAAGCAATTAATAGCACAAGACAAGTTAGAGATAAGAAATATTGTGAATAGTGTTAGTGAAAGATTTGAAGAAATTGCAATGACTCACGATGCTGTTAAATTCCAGCAGGAATGTTTTTTTGCAATGCAAGCGGTGCAAGAAAATTCCTATCTTGGAACTATTGCATTAAAAAATCCTGATTCATTGAGGGCAGCAGTTTTAAACGTTGCAGCTATTGGGTTATCTCTTAACCCTGCATTGAAATATGCGCATATAGTTCCAAGAAATGGCAAAGCTTGTTTAGATATTCCTTATGGTGGATTGATCAAACTAGCGACTGACACTGGCTCTATTGAATGGGTCCAAGCCGAAGTAATTAAAGAACATGATGATTTTACATATCGAGGAATCGGAACAAAGCCAGATTTCAAGTGTGATTATTTTAGTGAGCGTGGTAAAACTATTGGAACATATTGCGTAGCAAAGTTACATTCTGGTGATTATCTTGTTACTGTTATGAGCGTAGACGAATGTTTCGTAATACGCGATAGAACAGCAGCATGGCAAAGTTTTAAAAATAATCAAATTAAATCTTGCCCTTGGTCTACAGACGAAGGCGAAATGCTAAAAAAGACAGTCATAAAAAGAAGCTCGAAGTTATGGCCTAAAACTGAGCGATTACAAAAAGCGGTCGCAACGCAAAACGAGCATGAAGGAATTGACTTTGCAACGGAACAAGCACCTGTTGAACAAATAGAATCACCAGTTATTAATGGAGCTAGTTTAGAAAAAACTCAAAAAGTTGAACTACTTAAAATTATGATTAATGAAAAGCTTGAAAACATGACACTACAAGAAAAGGGATTATTTTTAAAAGACAAATTAAAAGTAAGCACACCAAATGATTTAAGAAAAAAGTCAATGGATGAACTTGTAGAAATAGAAAAACTTTTAGTTTAAACAATTGGAGGAAAATATGGGTTTAAAGATAATTCTGAGCGGGTGTGGTGGGTTCATTGGATCTCACTTACTCGATTCATTCTTAGCGAATGGTCATGAAGTTATAGGCATAGATAATATTTCAACTAATAACTCCACAATGGACAATATCGAAAAGCATAAGGACAACTATAGATTCAAATTCTATCAAGCGAATGTATCTAATAGGTCGTTACTAAAAGAGATAAGCGAAAAATATGATATCGATATAGTCTGTCACCAAGCGGCTTTCGGCGGTGTCCCTCGATCATTAACCGAGCCGTTAAGGTATTTCGAAAACAATTTATTTCCACTGATTAGCTTATTGAAATACTTTCCAAGGTCTAAATTTATTTTCGCTTCGTCTTCGTCAGTGCTAGGCATGAAGTCACCATATGCATTAACTAAAAAAGCGTGTGAAGATTATTTGCATATGTCGGGAGTCGATTACATCGTACTTAGATATTTTAATGTTTTTGGGAATAGGCAAAAAGTCGGTCCTGTTATTCCAAACATGATTCAAGCGCGAGAAGAAAACAAAGCAATTAATATTTACGGCGAAACGTCTAGAGATTTTACTTATGTTAAAAATGTAGTCAATGCAAATAATTTAGCTGTAGAATTACTGAATGAGTCAAAAGTAGATTGTGCGACTTTTACCGTTGGTTGTGAAACAAGTACGTCAATTAAAAAACTTGCTGAAATTATTGGATGCGAAACAATACAAAAACCCATGCGCGATGGTGATATAAAAAAGTCATGTGCTGAAGTAGTCCCGATGATTAAGAATTTAATGAAATTTAGCCTAACGGAAGGGCTTAGAGATATGGGAGTTATAAAGTAATTATATGTTAGCCAATATTTTAATAGGAGCATTTATGACAGTCAGTGAATTAGCAATGTTTTATCTTCATCCACAAATACCATACAAATACGGTGGCGAATCATTAACAATAGGAATAGATTGCTCCGCATTCGTTAATAATATGCTTCGTTCTGTAGGTCTTTTAGACGATGTTGATTATTCAAGCCAAATGCTTTTCGATAAACTCAAAAAAACTGGAATCAATACATCAGTTGAAAAAGATTCAATATTATTTTTTGGTGAGGATACAAGTAGTATCACACATACAGCTATAGCGATTGATTGTAAGCTTATGGTAGAGAGTGCGGTTGAAGGTACAAGGGTTAGACCTATATCAAGAAGGTCTGACTTGGTTGCTAGTGTAAAGTTGAGGTATTAATGGGAACGTTTTTAGATGGTAAATCAAGACCTTTCACAAAGAAGTTTGAAGAGAATTTCGAAAAGATATTTGGGAAGAAAGATAAGGAAATAAATCAAAAAGATGAAGTTGTTTCTAGTGAAAATGCTACATGCGACATTGACAATAAACATACCGAAGATTTTAAGAACGACTAGTGACCGAAAGGAGCTATACGAGTTGGGGTTTACAGGGTCTAATTGTGCCGGGTAATGTGAGAGGACAACGATTGTAAACCCCTTAATCTTAAAATCTATTTGCAAAGATTAATCCAGAGATTATTTAACCGTTTAGATTTAGCTTTAATGTCAGCTATAGCTTCCGGAAAATGACCTACTAGTTCGTGGCAAAATCCAATTTCGTGATACGTGGGAGCTTTGCCATCTATATCAATGTTACACTCGCGCCAGGCTAACGACTTATGTTCATTATAGTCATAGCATCGGCATTGGCATTTATTATATTCAAAATTAATTTGGCAGTATGGGGCTGGCGTAAATCTTTCTTTTTTAATTTGCTCGCAGATGGTTTTCTGGTTGACGCAGCAACTAATCAAGAAGGTCATTAAGACCATCATAATATTCAGATTCACTTTGTGCATCCTCCATTTTTATCAATGCTACCTTATTGTTATGCACTTCAATATGATATTTGCCTTCAACTATCGCAGCATTTATAAGAGGCTCAAGAATTTGCTTTATTAAATTCTCACCTATAAATTTGATAAGCCATAATTGAAAACCTGTACTTGCGCCAATGAGTTTAATCAAAAGCTTTTCTACAAACTTTTTAACTAAACCCATTCCAAATATTTTAAATAAGGTTTGAAGGACGACCGAGAAAACGGCCGTCCAATTTACTTTTTTAGTCATTACTTTTTAGGCAAGAACAACGATATAATTTTCATTACAGCTTTTAGAACTAAATCAAGTGTTGAGTTTTCTTTTACCAAACTTGTTTTACCTATAATAAATTCAATTATAGCAAATACAAAGCCACCAATTAGAACAGCTACAACAGTAAATTTACTTGCTTCGGCAACAGGAGCAGCAACGGCAACAACTTCTTGCGCAAAAGATAAAGATGCTAAACATAATACAATAATCATAAATAATAGTTTTTTCATTTCAATGCCCTCCATGGGTTTTTATTCTTCTCAACCATAATAGTATAAACTAATATGTTAAATTATTCTAGCTTTCTGTTTTAGCACATTGCGTAATTTCCATAGGTGTTGGAATATTGGAGTTATCCGCATAGATCCATGAAGTCATTTCCTCAAAGTTTTGGAATGAAATTGATTTAACATGCCTTGATATATTCCTAGACTCTAATAGGTGATTCACTTTAGCTGCTGGATCTGTTTCATTGTCGGCAAGCATACGAAAGCAGCTCGCTACTCTTGAAAGGTAGATAGGGGCATTTGGGCGCATATTAAGAGCTATCTGAAATGCTCCGAGCGCATCTTTATATTTGTTGTAGCGCATAAAGATATCACCAACTAGACCGAAAATTTCTGCCGAGTTCGGACATGCTTTTTTTGCTGGCTCGATAAGATTAGCAATAATATGTTCTAGACCAAGATCATGGAATTTCTTTCTATTACGCTCGTAAAATTCAATCCATAGCAAAGGTGATTTAGCCCACGATTCAAGTGCTTGTTCAATACTGCCTTCACTCTTTAAATCATTTGTTACCTTGTATTTATGCATTATCTTTTTAATTTCTTGGTAGTCTTCGAGGTCTAATTGATCTACTGGAACCGGATCACATGGGGTACATAGATATGAATCATCGTAATAAGTATAGTTTTCCTCTACGACTTGCAAACCTACTTTTCGAAGTAGTTGTCTGAAGAGTTTTCGCGACCAAACGTTAATGTGTTCAACGCTATATAGATACTCAAGATCCATATTTCCAGTGCCGAAATTATAAAACATATCAAACCAAATCGGAATACTAACGTAGATCATACCGCCTTCGTTTAATAGTTCTTTGTATTCGATAAGCTTTTTGTCAGCATCCAGAAAATGCTCGGCAACTTTATACAGTGAAATTAAATCATATTTTTTAGACTTATCAACTTCGTCAGTTAAGTTAATTCCAAACTCATGATAAGCATTTCGTTTATATGCTGTCGCCCACTCGGTCCCTGATAGCGTGGCATTCGGCACCATCTGTTTAAACCAATGAAGAAATAAACCGTAAGCAGCTCCAACGTCACATACTTCAAAATTCTCTTTCTTATTCCAATCTTCGAAATATTTATTTAAAAATGCAGCATGATAATGTAATTTCTTTTGACCGCTAAATAGATTGTGAGCGTGTGGAGGTCTTCTATATGTTTCAGAATAAAACTTTTGCATTTTCTCAACGGGCGATAAGTCGGTAAATGTAGAATCATCTTTTTTAAAGTTTTCCCAATGCTCCGGATAACTAACAAACCCGCATTTTTTACATATGCTCATGCCTATTTTTTTAATTCTAAATTGGTCTACATTTTCCCATTGGTCTGTTGAATCACAAATAATACACTTCATTTACTTCCCCTAGTATAAATATAATAACATTCTAAACTACAAAACTTTCTAGCTGTTGAGTGCCTTGAAATTATCTTAGCATTACAGCACTTGCATCTAACAAAGCCCTTGTATTCCTCTGGCGTTATCCTTTTGTTTGTCTCCATGTATATTTCAACATCGATTAAAAAATCCTCTACTATCTCGATATCGTACATCGTTAATTTACAGATGTATTTAATTCTTTTAACTACAGCATCGTAAATTATTCCCCTAGTGATATATGTCTTATTAGTGTTAACGCAAAATCTAAGTTGAGGAATTGAACTACAATCGTCGAGTTGTGAGCGAATATTTATCGGGCAATCATATTCAAAACTTGCTGACATAAAACCTACTTAATTGCTTTCGCTAATTGTTCAAACTCTTTCGGTGTAGCACCATGAACGGTGTCGCGGAATATCTTACCTTTGAAAGTTACATTCTTTTCTAGTGTGAAATGCTTTTCTATTATCTCGGCATCAAAATCAATCACGGCATCAATACAGTTATCTATGCCTAGCGAATGATCACTTAACCCATATGTAGCCGCTTGCTCGGCAATCAGTGCAACGTTTGTTACAACTTTATGTGTGTCGTCTTCCATGTAATCGGTAGCATACATTAACTTTGTTTTTTCAAAGTAGTAACCGTGGCTTTTTTCACGGAACGAATTAACATCATTTACTGACATAAAAATATTATCTTTGTCACTATCACATATTTTTGTTTTCGATGTTTGAAGTTCTTTGGTTTGAGCCGCTGAAAATTTACTGTAATTCTGCATTGACTCTATTATTTCAAACTCTTTTGAGAATATTGAAAAGAACATATCCGAGCCAATAGACCTGGCATAATCAATTAACTCTTCGCATTCCCATACATTAAGCTGACACTGTTTATAAAAACTCAATTGGCATAGATCCATATTTTGCAACGTCAGCATAAACGAAAGCTTGACCCTTGATCAGGTCGGCACCAGATTCGTGAGCCGCTTTTATTAGTTGTTTTGCCTTTGTCATGCTTCCCATGTGGCAATTACTGATTTCTGAAATTAGTATTGTCATGTTATCCCTTTGTTAAAAACTTTTACTTTTAATAAACTTTTCTAGTTCCACGTCCTGTTCTTTCTTCTCTCTGTATTGTTTGGTAAACATTGCCTTAGCTTCCCTCGCTTCGTCCGAGTTAATACTAATACCTCTTTTCGCAGCAAGCTTTTCATATGCCTTAATATTTGGCATAGGCTTGTTGTTCTTCCTGGCAGTTTCTTTTATTGCTCGATTAATAGAGCCTGAGATTCTAAGAAATGATTCTTCAATATTTGGATTTGACTGTCCTCGTTTCGCAAGGTCTGTCATATCAGCTTGAATACCGTATTGTAATGACACTAAAAATTCTAGATTTCTTTGCCTAACAGCTTCACATAATTTCTTACGCCAAACTTTAGGGCCTAACCCCATAATAGTTATAATTGATACGTTAGGATACTTTCTTTTCTGAACTGACATTGTATTTCATCCTTGATTTTTTTTCGATCTTCCAGATTCGTTTTACTCATACTATCTTCATGTTGACGATAATGATAGGTTACTTGATCCATGTATCCAATCTTTAAAATATCTTTTGCTCTTAAGAAAAAATCATAACCCTCAAATCCTCGAAGCTTATCATTAAATTTAATCGCATTGATAGCATTCGTTTTGAACATTGCACAACCGACATGATGGTTCTCATTGCCTTTTTGAAATTGGTTGTCAGGATATAGGGCCTCAAGATCATGCAGAATCATGTAGTCAACCATCATATCTAACACATAAAAGTTTGTGAAATAATCGTCAGCATCTAGCCTTATTATATATTTACCTTTTGCTTCAGATAATGCCCTGTTTGAGTTGGAAGCTAGTCCGCTATTAAGTAGCATTCTACTAAGCTGAATTTTTTTATTGAAGGTCGGAAATTTTAATTTTAAATCTTCAACTATTTTTACTGTATTGTCTGTTGAACAATCATCGTAAACTAAAAATTCAAAGGTTACGTCCTTTTGATAAACAACAGAATTGATACAATCTACTATCCATTTTTCAGCATTATAAGCCGAAGTGTAGACTGTTATCAACGGGAGCTTGTTATTCATTGGCTTGTGGTCTAGCCCTTCTAATACACATTCAAGCGGTTTTAATAAATCTTTTCTTGAAAATATATCACGCATTGATTCTAAATCTTTAGGATAATCAATCAATAGCCTTTCGTCGGATCTATAGATCATAGGCACCGATACATTTTTTATTTTGTCAGTGACCGACCTTATAGCATATGCGATATGCTCTATTTTTACTTTAGATTGTCTCATTGCTTTTTCGAGGATATCGAAAGTAAATATTTCAAAGCCGGTGCCATCAGTAAACTTATCACTGTAAAGATATTGTGCATCTTCCATGAAATTATACTTAACAAAATCACCTACAAAATCAGTAACCATTTTAGGCTCTACAAATATTTTATCATGGCAAATACGAATAATATTATCAACATGATTTACTTTAGCAACATCATACATTCTTACCATCGGGTTATAATCACCAGCTACAACTTCAACGTTTTTCATGCCTTTGATAGAATCGTAATTGCCAACATCATTTCGAGGAATTGCAACATAGATAGGTAAATTTGTTTTTTGCAATCGCGTCAATAGCCAGTATAGGACAGGCTTACCGTGTATCTGCTCAAAGCATTTATTTGGGTATCTGTCGGAGTCGGTTCTACTACAAATTATAATTGCTGTTTTCATGATTCCCACTTATGTTTGTGACCGTTGTATGATTCAAAACTTGAGCATGAACTACATGGCTCGTATCTGAAAAGCTCACCCGTACGAAGCATTTTAATAAGTTCTACTCGCCTAAAGCTATTCCATATCTCTTTTAATGATTGGTTGTTTATATCGCCTACTTTAAAATCGTTTTTAATGTCAGGACAACACATCGTTGCTACCCCACTAGAATCAAATATTAATCTTGCAAAGGCTTGCTTGCATGGCATTCGCTTTTTAGTATCGCGCTTCATTGTACTTAGGTCAGTGTTGTCATTGTTGCGACCATCGACCATATCTCTAATACTTATTTCAACGCCCGGCCATCTATTTTGGAATTCTTCTTTTAAACTTTCATCTTCATTAAGTTTTGTTTTTACTGCTTGAATGACTATCTTTGTAGTACGACCCGGCCAATTATAAAACATATCAACGTTAGCTAAAATTCTCTTAAGATTGGCACCACTTCTTTGTGCGTCTAAAACTTCTTGTCGTAAACTATCAAGTGAGATTTTAACTTTAGTTTGGTTTAAAAATGCTTTGAATATATCGTCGCTTGATGTATTAAAATCAAAGTTTGTGTTTGATATTCTATCTATGAATGTCGATCCCTTCGCAAGATTTTTTGCGAAAGAAGTTATATTTAAGAACGAAGGATGCAAATGCGATTCCCCACGCCAATTAAACTTTAAGCTATGTACTCCCATTCTTGCAGCATCACTAAGTATTTTTGTTGATGCTGTAAATGTCATAAACTTTCTTTCGAATGGTAAAGTTTTAGGGCTTGAGTGATAACAGTATTGACATTTTAAATTGCACTTGGAAGATAATTCGAGGGTAACATCAACAGGTTTTTTTAGTCTTAAGTATTGGGCATATTTGTATTTTAGTCTGTAAATTAAATATCTCATATCGCTCCCTGATTAGTTATTGTGCAATACAATGTTGCTAATCAAAGAACGATATGTCAATAACTCATTATTCCGTTTTTGTTGGAATCTCTACAGGCTCAATGTCTATACTGTCATTGTTTATTATTTGGTTTAACGCGTCGATATGTGCTAGTTCGGTTGTCATATTTAAGAGGTTTAGAACCCTTATTAAAAGCTCTTCGCGGTATTCTCTTAAATCACTGGCCGCCTGTTGCTTGATTTTAAACTGTTTCGCTTTTAATATATCTGGTTCCATTTCTGCTTTAGTTTTTTTAACCACTTTGCCTTTTGATATCTTATAAAAAGCAATGCCGTTTTCATCTTTCTTTTTTAGAATTTTTTTCTGGTATCCTATAAATTCCCTTATTTCCCACTCACCTGATATGAAAAAAATAGTTTCCTTTTCTCTGTCATATAGTGGGGGTTCAATAAGTGTACCGTTAGCTGGCATTAAATACCTTTTTTCGATTGGATCTAATTGCCTTTTCTTCGCGCCTTGATATTGTTTTGTTTGTTTATCGTAAATGTAGCAATGCATAAAAACCCCTAATATTTGATTATGAAATTTGTGTAAATATTTTTATTTCTTGTCTCTAGTGAGGCCCTTGGTGTTCCGTATGCTCCTTGCGTATCTTCCATCATCATTCTAGGAACTAAGTCACTACGAACAGTATTGCTAAGACCAGCAGAGGTCATAGTATTGTATCCAGCGGGGACCGACTGTAGACCCGAAAATATATGAGCAGCAAAATGCTCATGTCCTTGCACCGCGTCTTCTTGCTCCGAACCAACGAAGTTACCGCCGAAGTCAAAAACTAAATCAGCGGTTAGTGTTGAGCCTGTCGCGGTGTTAGCTAAAGTTATTGAAGTTGTGGCCGTATTAATGCTTGCAATTGTTGTCGTAGGATAATCAACTCCCCATGTTCGCATTCCAACTTTCATTCTTCCTATACTTGAAAAACCACTGACTACTGTAGTGCTTATAACTACAGTACCCGTCAATGTGAATGCGGTCATTGCTGAAGACCTAGAAAGGGCATCAGGATCCCTACCTACACCATTATCATAGCCGCGTGGAGCGCGACCTTGCAAATCTGGAATAGCAAACGTCAAAGACAAATCGCCCTCTCCGTAAATCTCGCCAATGACTCCAAATAATGTAGCGTATGTCACCCTTGAAACTAGAGAACCATCGCATACGAAAAAACCTGTTGGAGCAGACAGTCCGGAGTATGGCATTAACGCACCCGGCGGTAAAGCTTCAATCTGACTACCATCAACGAATGGGGCCTCCTTTAAATATAGTCTTTTCCATTGATGCTCCAACGTACCTAAATAATGAACATCGTCCGAGGCGGTATTGGTAGCTTCATTGATAGGAATAATGTCACCACGGAAATTTGAAAAGTTTTGATTTACTTCAGAAGACCTGGCTTTAGTTCCAGAAATGAAAGTATTAAACCCTGTTATTGTATTCGGCATTTTAAATCTCCCTACCTGTAAAATTGCATTCTAATTTATCAAGGTCTATAGTAACAGATAATGTGTTAGCTTCAGCACTATTGTATTGTATCGCGCTGCCTTCATCTTTTGACCATTCCATTACGTCCCAATCGTTATTATCCCATAGCGTAAGAGGGTTAATTTCACTTGAATCATGTGTGATCTGTATATTGCTCATCAAATCTATATGAGGAACGAAAGAAGTCACAAATTTAATTTCATTTTTTAACGATGAAACATTATTGAAAATATTTGTAGCAAGAGCGTCAGCGGTTGCAGTATCCGGTATCCAAAAGTTTTCTATTTTTAATGTTCGCATTCCAAGATTCCACGCATCGTTATCGCCTGATACTTGGAATGCAGTTTCTTTTATGACTGTAGAACTTATGGTGTCGTCGTCTATGAATTTTAATTCAACGCGCGAATAGTAGTTGGAGAATTTTTTCCCTGATGATTTAACTTGCTTTATAGTTTTGCCATATTCAGAGTTGAAAGTTCCGGCTCCGAAAAATTCAAACGATGGTGTTGACGATGTTACTGCATTCGGTCCAAATACAAACTGACCCTGTCTATTAACATAAGGGACATAATTCTCTGATTCCGAAAGCTTTTCTATTATTTCCCAACATGTTTTATCGTAGACACCCTTTGCTGTTGCGGTATTGAGGTCGGCATAAGTATCTACTGTATTTGTTATTATCCAGTTTGTTGTTGTGTTTCCAAAGAAAGGCCTAAATATAAAACTACCAGCTCCGTCTGTTTGATCTCTAAGCAAAGTTACAAACTCACTAGCGGTCATTCCAAGAGGGTTAAACCCTACGACATTTCTTGCCGGATAATCTTTTAGTATTTGAGTCAAAGGCTTCGATGTTAATAAAAGATCATTCTTGTTAGTGACTTTTAACTCACCAGAAATTAACCCAACGAAAACGCTAGGGTCAGTCGGTAAATATTGAGTTGTCCATATACCATCGGAGCCAAGAGTTGAGTTTTTAAATCCGGCCTCTAACTTTAATAAAGTTCTTTGTTGATTTGCGTATCCATACCACAAACTTGATTCATCGTCTTCTGAATTATATTTTCCATAGTAATTTGAAACTAAAGTTTTAACATTTTTGGGCGTAAACTTATTAACTCTTATCGCATCGGATACAGTCGCAACTTTTCCCCACTTCTTTATATCTTCGGAAATTTCAATCCAATCATCTTCGAATAGTCCAGTAGTCGCGAGTCGTCTTTTAATATACGCTCTACGGAATACTTTGCTCTTCGGGTTTTTAATTAACTGGTTTATTGTTGCCATTAGTCCGGTGTCTCCTGTAGTTTCATACTGCCCGAATACCCTGCATTAACCGCGTTGTCAGACCATGTATAAAACTCAAAGTCATTCATCCATGATGCTTCAAAGGCAATGCCATCCCAACCTGTAGTTGTTGGGAATGGTATAAAATAGCATGGATCTCTTGACTCATATACTTCGTTTAATGATTCAACAAAAGATTTCTCTATATGTTTAAATTTTACTTGCGTGTTCCACTTATTGTCAATTAGTTGTATTCTAACGCCACCATCGGCTAATTGATGTATAACTTTTTTAGCAACCTTTTTAGGCTTATAGTTTGCTGCTGAAGGTACGCGAGGAAAATCAATTAAAACATTTGACAAATATAAAAGCCCTAACGCTTTTTCGGAGTTTGCTTGAATTGTGCTTTTAATATCTATAGAGACACTTGTACATTCTACAGCATTCGTTTTGAAAAACATTGATGATTCACTATTATAAATGAATTCGCTCACTGTTGTTGCGCTATCAGTATCGAGGTTAAAAGTGTTCGCTGTTGCTTCGTCATAATACATTATAAACTGTTTAAAGTTTTCTGCTTTTAATCCGATACGACTTATTGTAGTTGTTTCCAAAAAACTAATTTTAAGTGTTGTAGTCGTTAGGTCATTGTTAAAACCATCAGATACATATTGTTGTGTGATGTCAGGATTGAATAAATTGATAGACGTATCTGTATTCGAATTGACTTCGATCATCGTTGTCGTTTGTAAAAAATTATAGCTAGAAAATTCCATTTATAAACCTCACGTTAAATCATTGTCAAACGCTACACTCTCACTACTTTGACGAAGTTTTAAAAGCTCTTCATCTAGCACTATAGCAAATTCACGAGCATCATTTTCAGAGCCAAGTATTCCACCATAAACATTAAAAACATATGACGACCCAAAAGCACCCGGACCGCCCTCGTCGTCTAACGGTACAACGGCCTCACTTCGACCACCCTCACCGATAGTCGCTTGAGTACCTCCAACCGTTCCATTAACAATACCGCCTGATTCAAGAGCAACGCCAGCAACGCCAGCTAATTGAGCAGCACCAGCAACGGCAACCAAAGGGGCTAGTATTGGTCCTAATATTGGACCCAAACCCCACGCAAGACCAATACCTTGAAACGTTGATATCATAATATTTGCAGCGGCGGCGGCTTTACCTATTGCCACCATTTCTTTATTCTTTGAATTTTGCAAAGATGAAATTGTGTTTAATACTGCTTGAGTCCTTTTAACTTTTTCGTTATTTATAAATTCGTCAAACTTTTGCATTTTAGTCATGCCAGCAACTTTGTCTTTGTCTCTAGCTTTTTCCAATAAGTCTGATTTCTTTTTTAATGCTTTTAATCTATCTTCTCTAGTGGTTGCGTTAGCTAATTCTGCTTCAATCGCTGCGCTTTCCAGTGCTAGTTTTGAATCATTTTTTAATTGCAATAAAGCAAGTTCTTCCTCTAATTCTGCTTCGTTGGCTTCACGCCATGACTCTTGTTTTTCAATTCTCTTTTCATTTAATATCGTATTCTTTCTTTCTTCACTCGCTAATAAATTGGCCTCTTCTTTTAATCTCTGAGCTTCGGCAGTATCGGCAAATGCCTTGTCAACAGCCGCCATTTCTTCTTTAGCAGTTGTGTGCGCACTAACTATTATGTTGGCGGTATCCGTTGCACCTGTCTTGACCGTCTCCCACGCTTGTTTAAAATTTCCATCGAGTAGTTGAACAATAGCACCTACAGCAGTGCCGAGCTGTTGACCTATTACTTGAGATACCGCTTTAAATACATTCTTGACAACTATACCCGCGTCAAGAAGACCTCTAAGCGCACCGGAAAGGCTATCTATTACATTGTTATTTGTTTGAACGTTCTCTGAGAACTTTGTTATTTCTCTTGCAAAGAATGTGATAACGGGAGCTAATTGTTTACCGACAATCTCTAGCACATCGCCGAAAGCATTTTTCATTTGCTTAAGAGCGCCAAGACCATCAGCAGCGGCGGCGGCCTGTCCTCCGAATTTTCCTGATAATGCACTTGTTACAGCAGCAAGCTTTTCGGTTGCGGTTGCACTGGTATCGATCTCAACGCCATACCTGGCAAGTCCGTTAGTTGACGACCCGATTGACTTACAGACTAACCCGGCAGCTCTTACTAAATCAGTACCTTGAGCCGCTGCAAAATCTAAGGTAGCTTGCATTAACTCTTCGGTTATTTCTTCCTGTCCTAAATATGATTGTATTATTCCTTGAGATTTTAAAATTGCTTCATCGCCAAACATAGAGGTCTTTTGTAACGACGATGCCATGTCTTGATATTTTTTAGATAGCTCTTTTGTAAAAATACCCTGTTGTACTAACGCTTGATTCATTGAATTAACTGAAGCTTCTTGCTCAGCATATGCCTTTGTAGTCGCTGCAACCGCTGCAATGCCAGCAATCGCCGCTGCTTTTGTAAGCTGACCAATTTTAGCAATTCCTTGGCCAATAGTTTTTAATGCTTTAGCACCAGTTTGTTTTACTTTTAATAAGAGTGTAGCTTCCTTCTTAGACACTATTTACTCCCGTATGGTATTTTTGTTCTTTTAGCTGACTTCTTAGATTCGCTAACTTCTTTATCTATCGCATTTCCGGCGACAAAAAGATTAAAATAATAATCGTTAATATCTAAATTAGCTACTTCAGATGGTAGCTTTCCATATCTTTTGGAAATGAGATCAATTTCGACGACTTTTTCTTTAGATAGTTTTGTTATTGAATTTTTTTTTTACCGTAAGTATGGTGAGTAATGGCCTCATATAAATCGGTGACTAGATCATAGTCAGTGAAAAGATTTTCTACATGAATTTTATTATCTTCTTTCTTTCTACTTAATTCAGGCTCTATGACCCCTGCAATAAATACGTCAATAAAATGACTCCGCATTGTTTTAACTTCGGAATCAGATAAATGTTGAACGTTTGTTTTTTCTTTTTTGACTTGATATGTATCATAAGTTTTTAGTAAAACTTTAGCGCCTGTCAAACAGTCGAACGGATCTAGCTTTTTGATCTTAAAAATAATGCCATGAATCTTTACTCTTTTGATTCCTAGCAGTTTTTCTTCGACGCTTTTTCTTTTGAAAAGTTTAAAAAACATAGTCACCTATTAGATTGAAGCTGCACCATTTATTAATAGGGCCTTGCAAGCAAAGCCGGCCGCTGCGTTTGTATTTCTCAATACATGAAATGAAACATCACTTTTTAATATTTCGTCCGGACCGCCAATTTCAGGGTCGCCAGCATCATTAACATATATTCTTGGAAATGTTAGAGTTAAACTTTTTCTTATTGATGAACCTGTTAGCGTGTCGCCTTCAAATTCAAACTCACCAGCGAGAACAGTACCATCCATCATTGCATCATATGCGGTTATAGTATCGTATCTCATGCCTACGCCAAGCTCCATGCTTGCGATTCCAACCGGACAAATTTCTAACACGTCAGACCCGATACGTCTTGAATCATTATCGGCTTTTAGATTGTTAGCTAATTTAAAATCAATATTTTGAACATGCCAGTATGATGTACTTGTTAGTGATGCTTCAGTGGCAGCTATTGAAAATCTTCCGCCTACGAATGAGAAAACTTCTTGCGCTGATATTGTTAGAGCGTCTTCAACATCGTTAGCTGTTTGTGTTGAGTCTTTACATATAAGAGCAAGGGACATTTTAAGAGCATCGTCTAATTCAGCAGAAAAGCTAAGCTCATTAATTCTAGCACCAGTGTATTCAAAAACATTTCCGTTAGTATCATCGCCTTTTCGAGCATTGATAGAAAGAGCTGTATTTGTAAGGTCCATAGAACCGATATTAAATTCATGGGAGTATGATGCCCCTGTTGTTAATTCTGTTGATGTAACAGATCCGCCAAAAGCGTTTTCAAGAAAGTAACCACATGCTGTTGAATCAGGTCTATAGTATAATTCGATTTCACCTTCAACTTTTTTGCTCAACGACAACCTGGAGTATTGTGTTCGGCTTCGTTGAATCTCTTCGAGTATTTTACCCTCTTTTGTAGTCTTGATGGCACCGGAAAGGAAGTCAATGCCCGAGGTACTAGTCACATAAGTTCCGTATGCGGCTTCTCTACCAACTGCAATGTAAGAAAATGCTGATATGTTGCTACCTGATCCGTTCATAAAAAAACTCCCTTAAACTGTCGCTAGAAAAGCGTTTGCGTGGTCACTACCTACGTCTTTCATTATACAGTCAATTTTTTTAATTTCATTAATAAAGTCATTCTTCTTTTTTGCCATGTTGCGAACCATGGCAGAATCACCACGTTTAAAGTTATACCCTGCATGGTCTTCAATGGATCCATTGCGATTAAGTGTCAGAATTGTATCTTTTGAGCATTGAACGACAGGGAGTTTAAACGTCTCCACATATTTGTGGAGCCATCTTGCGGAAAACATTAAATTGTTTGATGTAAAACAATACTTATCTTCTCGGTTTGATGTGTATATATGACGCATATAATTATTCTTACCTCCGGCCTCACCATCGAAAGCATAGTATTTTCCATCGCTCCAACAATAGTCGAATCCTGATAAGAGAATCTTGTCGTATCCAAAGAAGTTATTATATCCCTTCTCGTCGCATTGCGTGAGTATGACAACCATTGCATTCGAGACATTCGTCCCCGCTGGTATTACATTCGGGCATCCAGAAATTTTGCAGAATTCCTTTTCACTTCCAAGGATATCTTTATTGACAAAGAAATACTTATTTCTCCACGTTCCATTTTGCGCCCACAAAGGGTTACCGCATGAGTTCATTAATAGGGTCACTTTAGATAATTGATCTTTCCACGGCTTCATATACTTTTCGTAATCAACTACAGCATCACATACCATGCAATATTTTGGAATAATCCCATTATCTAAGCAATTGCCTAGGGTTTTATCGCAACAAATAATATCAAATTTATGCTGATTCTTTTTAATAAATTCCGAGTCACGTTCGAACGAATAACCATTGGCGATACATAGGATTGATTTACCGATACCCTTACCCCAAAGGTCGTTCATAGATAGCATTTCAAACTTTGAATGGATTGCGCAATGTGTACGCCATTTATCGCACCATTGATTGTAAGCATTTTCAGATTGTCTTTTTATCTCTTCAGCATTCATTAATAAAAAACCTTTGCCGTGTAATCTAACAACGCGACCTTAAAATTAGATGCCTCACCCAATGATACGTTGTGAAATGTTACGTCAGTTATCTTTTGCCATTTCACTGTACTATTAAAGGTGTCGTTAGATCGTAATATATATTCTATGTTTTCGGCAAGTGATTCCGCATCAGTATCCGAATCAATATTGTCAACGCTCGACCATGCTGAATTATAAACAAAGCCAGCTACTTTAATGGATATTTCCGCACTCTTTTGCGCGGTCATTTGGTTTTTAACAATGCCTTCAGCTTTCGGAGTTTTCCCCTCAATCCAAATAGCAACACCTGGCACTTTATCCATTCCCATGCTGACTAGGTTAGGATTTTGCTTTGTTATTAACTTCACTCGTTCTATAAGGTTTTCAGATAAATCCCTGACCGTTGAAGACGAAACATTGTTAGCATCTAATATAACTCGCATTTGCTCTTTGATTCCTGATAAATCTACAACCGCACCCATATTATTTTCCCATTGTTAAAAATGTTAATGTTCTCTCTGATATGTTACCAAGACCTTTATCGGATAACCACATAAAAGAACGTTGAGGCAATTGAGTTCTGCCACCTTCGTCATTATCGTGAGCATAGGCATATGGAAAACCGCCAGCTACTTGAGCATTATTAAACCAAGTGATACCACTAGCATCGCCGCGAGAATTAGCACCACTTTTTATTGGAGCATTTCGTTGTCTTAAATTTCCATTATCTTGTAGAATTTTATTTCCGCCCTTACCTTTTTTAAACATTTCATCTAGATATGAGTCAGACCAATCTTCCCATGGACCATCGGGTCCAGTTTCAGTTTCAAAATGGTCGATAATTTCTTTGAAGACTAACGCAGATAAGAGAGAACGATAACGCTGATCTCTCTTTTGTATTTCCGCATAACCTTTTGTTATGATTTTTAAAAAGTCAGTTATTGGCTTCGGGTTAAATTGAACAAAATTATCAGACATTACCTAGCTCCTAGAAGATGCAATGTCCTCTAATTTAGTTGAATCAACCTTCCATGCGGTATTGGTATCTTCGTTGAATGTTGGAGAGTAATCATCTGTATTAGAATAAACCTCATACGGTGAACTATCTTCAGTTATAGAACTGCCCGAAGTATCGAGTATATCTAGCTCGCCGCTGTTTACTAACTTTAGATTATCTACAGCTCGATTAATTAATCTATCCGAACGTTTAAAACTTTCCTTACTTCCACGACCAACAACCTCATAGTAAAACCCTGCTGACAACCATTGCGCCCACGTTTTTACAATAGGTGGCGCTAGTGCTGCTGTTGTCCAATCACCTACGCTATATCTCTTGGAAAGATACTTCGCAATTTCGCTTTCTGCCGAATCAATAGAGTCGGCCATAACATTTGCGGTTGCCGTATCTGCTGTATTAGCTCCAATGAGATAAGTAGCTAGAGCTGTTGTCGTGTAGTAAGTTCCCACAATCTAGCCTTTTGATGCTTTTTTATATAGCGCCGGATTTTGCTTTTTAGTTCCGGCATATGTTTTTTTAACATTGCCGTTTTTCAAAGTTTCAAGTTTTATAATCTTGTTACCGTGAGTTGTGTATTTTTCTTTTTTTGTAGCAAAGTTTTTCTTATTTTCTTTGTCTTCTTTAGCAATGCGTACTCTCTGAGCATGTTGAACAGTGCCAGATTCTTGCGCCATTTCTTCGTCAGTTGTTGGCTCAATCTCTTTAGTTTCTTCAGTCACTTTTAAACTCCTTAAATAAAAAAGGGCAGCTACTTTTCAGCACCGCCCTATTCATCCGTGAAAGGTAGCGACGAAAAGCAACCGCCTTTCGTCGACGCTCTTATACTATGCTATTAATTAAATATCCTGTTAGTGAAGCTACAATTTTAGGTTGAAAATGACTTGTCACTTCTACCGCTTCCGCTTCTCTTTCTTCGTCTCTCCAACGTTTTACTACTGAGTTTTTCTTCTCAATCATAACACCTGATACCATTGATTTCGGCCCTACTCGTGGAGCATGATAAAAGAGCAATGAAAAGTCAGACCATAGTGAGGACACTACTGCTGTTGCACCTTCCGCTGCGCTATCATATTGCACTGTTGGAACCAAGATTTTTTCCATATCGAAAAGACCTTCTAGAGTTTTAACTCCAACATCATTCGACGTATATTTAACACGGTCCAAAATAGATATGTGATTCTTGCAAGCAACATAACCAGCGCGTGGAAGAATCATTCTATTTGGCGCCATTCCTGAGTAAGAAATTATTGTACTTGCACCAGTATCAATTACTGGAATTGGATTTGAAGCAGTTGTATTAGCACTCCATAGTCCAGCCGCAGCAAGTGAAACACCTAGCGACCAAGTACCAGTGTTGTTAATTAAATCAGCAGTGATTTTTTCCTTACGCAATTTAATCTTGTCAGTTAGATACTCAGTTGTATCGGCCATCAAATCTTTTAGGTCGTAATTGTCTTTTTCATCATCGGCAACATAATCTTTCAAACTATGCTTTTCAAGATTGTAAGTTGAAGTTGATAGATCGAAAGAAGCTTCACGAGCTAAACCTTTGATTGATCTAATAGTTTCAGGAATACGAAAATCCTTAACAAATACAAAATACTTGTCAGATAGTTTCTTAACAGGGAGCTTTGGAAAAATCTCATCTGCTATATATTCCGCGTTTTTATACTGGACCGACAGCTCACTTAGAACTTTGTCTACATGAATTTTATTAATTGTTGGCACTTCATTCTCCTTGTAATCTTTCGATTAAACTAAACTAATTATACTAAGACCTAATCAAGACCTGGCATAATCATAATATCGGCTACCGTTCCGGTTGCTGTTACCGCCGCGCCGATCAAATAACCTACATACCATGTAGATGCTGTAACCGCTGTAAATGAAACTGCTCGACCGCTTGAATCAGCAGTTATAATTCCGTTAGCACTTACAGTGTCATTAAAAAGCACCTTTTGAATGCCGTTAGTTTGAACTGGAATGCCGTTAGTTTTTTCCAAAACAGTATCAATCGAAACACCTAAAATTGGTGTTGCTGTTGACGTTGGATATACAGCAAGGTTAGTGCCTACTGCCCCCAAAATTCTATTTGCTGCAAGTGTTGCAGATACTTTAAAAGATTCGATGTTATGTGACACGTTTATCCTCCGTGTAAAAGGTTGTTAAAATAAAAACTACTCTTCGTCTTCGTCGTTTGAAGGCTCTGAGTCCATGGCAACGTAAGCTTCACGAATAGAGATACCTTTCTCTTTCGCGAATGCTTTTACCTTCTCAAGTTCGTCTACAACTTTCTTATCGCCAGCTTTCGAACTTTCATCTAAGTTAACGTCAGCGGCTTTATGAAGTTTAAGAAGTTCCTTGAGCATTTCTGGCTTCGAGTAATTCTTTTTTTCTATCGTATATTCTTTCTTCTCGTCGCCTAACAATGATCTAACAAATTCCTTCATTGATGGTGCGATTTTATTTTCTGAAATGAAGAGGTCAATCTCTTTGCCTTTATTATCTTCAACTAGCTTTGCAGCGTTGGCCTTATATTCTTTCAATTCAGTTTCGTTCGCTAAGTTTTTAGCGTCAGTCGCTTTTTTGTCCTCTTCGAGTTTAGAATATTTCTTGGCTTCATTTGCAAGTTTTGCTTCTAGTTCTTTAACTTCAGGCATTTCTTCTCCATTGTTGAATTCAATTTGATATTGCTTTCGTTCAATATTCTCAGTGTAAGCGCGAATCTTTTCTGGGTCAACACTGTACAATGAAATAAAATCATCTAAACAAGTGACCGCTGGCATGTCAGCGCCCAATAGTGCGACCCCTGCTAGCATTCGGCTAAACTGTTTACCTTCAATGGAAATATCCCAAAATACTTCCGAAGAAACATACGGATAACTCTTGTTTTTAACAAGTTGATAAATTTTGTCAGGAATATCAGATATGTCAGCTAATAGCTTTTTGCCTTTACGATATATATTAGTAACCCAACCAGCGGATGGAAGGCCATCACTTTGCAATAGCGTTTGTTTTGGGTCATGACCTAGCTTGATGTAAGGCTTGAATTTATCCTTAGTTTCATGAAATGCATCAACCATTAAATCAAGATCGGCGATAGTGTATATATCACCGTTCCATTTTCCAGTTGAAAAAACTTCTCTACCCTTAATTGATTTTAAATTTGGCATATTATTTATCCTCATGAAAGCTAGCTAATACGCTAGCTGTAATATTATTAACGTCTGATATTATTCTTGCGAAATAATTAGTATTTTTAGCAAACATAATACCTTCGTTATTTTCATTAAATCCTGTCGAACCTTTATCTCCAGAAGAGCTTTGGAGGATAAGAGAGCCTAAAGTTGAAAGAACCGGGCTATCAAATATTTTAGTATGAGCAACATTTAAAGAATCACGATCATTATTAAATATATCGTGTGATGTTCCAGTTGTCGTGATAACAGCATCTTCATAGATATACAGTCTAACTTTGTCGGTTGAATCAATTTTAAATTTAAAATGCGGTTGACTTTCTCCGGTAACTATTAAAAAATCCGCTGTTGCGCTTAATGCAAGATCAACTATTCCGCTCATATAATAGTGAATTCCATCATGAATAGAGCTTTGTTCGTATGTAACAGAAACAACACTATCAGTTACACCGTCTTTTAAAAATTTTGTTGCTATTTCGCTCACATCAACCCCTATGCAAAAATAAACCAATTAAACTAAAAATTGTGACAATCACGCTAGAGGAACCAATCACCTTCCATTTAAACTTATTCAGGTTATCGATTTTATCTTCTATCTTATCAAAACGCTTATCGGATCTCTTTATGTAGTAGTCCATGAGTTGTTTATTCATCTAAAACCCTTTACCTGTTTTTTCTGTAATAAACTGTTGAGTTGAAAGCCCTCTTATTTCTTTTGTAGGCTCAAACTCTTCGAATTTTGTTATAGGTATCAATATACTACGGCAGTTAAAATGTCTCGGAGGTATTGGCTCGGTTCCAGCTTTGAATTTCTTCCCGTGAAGACCTGCACATATTTCCGATGTTCTATCATCAAGTATTGCAGAATACTGATAACCATCAACTACACCAGTGCTTTCAAAAAATTCAACGCGCCCTTTATTCATTGTCTCGGTTAGTTTCGTACGCGCGTATCTGTTGATAGATACCATTGAGTCTTTTATGCCTTGATCCGTAAGTATGTTAATCACAGATGATAATGGTCTACCGTCTTTGATTGCCGATACCATTTCAGTGCGTGCATTTTTCCTTACGTTATATTCCCAATCACCTATAAAATCAAAGGTCTCTTGGTCTAGCACTTCCAGAAATTTCTCTGATGCAATTGGTTGCGCAAAGTTATTTTTGAATATCTCTTCTGATGCTTGCCTTTTAGAATCCATGAAGTTTTGTCGTAGAGTATTCTTGATAATGACTTTCATATCTTTTAATTTCTTAAGCTTAATCGTGTCAATTTTATCAGTCGCACCACGTTCTATTATCTTTTTCTTTTCAATTTGCTCTAACATGTCAGCAAAAATGAAGCTGATAACTGGCTTTAATTCAGTTTCAACAGTATCTAGTCGAGCATCTAATTGTCTCTCGATCTTTTTAAAATCTACTTTTTTGGAGTAGTCGCCAGGTGTTGGTTTGAAGGCAAACTTTTTAACTTTATTATCTTCGGGCTTTTCGTCTTCAACGTCGACGTCAATTTCCTCATCGATCTCTTGTTCAATATCTTCCGCTGGCTTTTCTTCTGGTGTTCCTTCTGGTGTTTCATCTGGAATAACCTCCGAAGTATTGCCAAATCCCGGAGCCGGAGCAGCTACAACGCGCTCTACATCGCCCTCTGGAAAGTTTAGTATGTTTCTAAATTTATTTATTTCCTCGTCACTTGGAACATATACTTTCGATTTCGCCGCATCATTCCAAATTTTCGCAGCTTCGAAAACGTCTGATTCTGTTATAGGTTTAAGTTTCCACGTTGGAGGGTTTTCAATATCTCCCCAATTGTTCAACATGATAGGTCTAATATAATGCTTATTAACAATCCATTCTAGCAATCTACGTCTACGACCAAGATGCTTAAAGAATAAATTCATATGCTCTACGCCTAACGAATAAGCACCGCCAGCAGTAGGACCGCCCTGTAATCCAAGTAAATCAGGTACAAAGAGAGAGCGACCGATAAACATATTAAACATATGAATACCCTTTTCGTAAAACTCACCTTTGCTTTTTGCCTCAAGAAATTTTAACTCTAATTCTTTTGGAATAACCATTGCAGATTTAACTTGAAACTTCTTAAGTATATCGAGTAAACTTGCGCGGTCTTTTTTCTCCATTCCCCTAGGATATTTACCAACAGGAATAGGGGAAGCTGATTTTTCCGCGAATATAGCAAAGTATTTAACAAATTCTTTCTTAGCGAACCATGGCAAATAAGCCGGGTCTAGGTCAGGTGAGCCATAAGGATTTTGAAATTTATCGTTATTAATATAGTGAATAATAGATTTTGGATCTATAGGTATATCGCCGCCTTTAGTTCCCATCTGCTTGTATTTAGTTATGTTGCCTCTTTCATCCGTGTGAATTTCCCACGTTGAAGGATGCCTAGTCTTTGTATCTTTAAGCGCGATACTATTATCTTCTCTTCTTTGGAATATCTTTTCTGATAATGAAAAACCATAATCGTAAGCTGTTATTAACTCTTCTATTTGAGATTCGAAAGGTCTATCCGGGTCGATGTAAATAGCTTTATGAATATCTTTAACCATATCCTCTTGGCCTGAATCGCCTGATTTAATTTCGCCGCCAGAACCTATAGCTATGTCTTTTTTCAATTGAGCGCATACGCTAACTTGATCATCGCGCAACATTTCTTCATGCAAAGAATAGTCAGGGCTTTTTATATAAAGAAAACCGGGGTTATAGGGCTTTCTCAAAGAGTCGGCATAATAACCCGATTCTTGATATGTTGCCTCCGACATATTTATATATTCTTGGACAATTTTGTTTTCTTTACCCGATGAAATTATTTCGGTATCTGGCATTTTTACCTCATTGACGCTTAGATTAAAACGCGGTCATTAATGTTATTGTAGTTGTCTCCGTCACAATTTTCAATCACCATCTGGATTCCGATGGCGCAAGCAATAACCCTATCGTCTTTTTTGCCAGCTTCCGCTTGGCTTTTTCCTTCTTTATTTACGAAGGTTATGCACTCTTTGATAGTATCTTCACACAATAGATGCACGGTGTCGTTGTCTACACCATCAATCATAGCATCGAGCATCATTGGTCGAGTAACTTTGTCGGTCAACCAGCCAGGTCTTTCTTCGTCGTCAGTATAAAAATAAAGATTCGGGTACATGATATGAATATTAAGCTCACCTAATACAGCATGACCATGATTATTTCTTTCAACGCCAAGGAGAGGCCAACGCCCTTTGCATCCTCCATAAATCTCACAAATCTTATCAACTTTATACGCAAAGGGTATCGGCTTGGTTTTTGAACACGCTAGAACAGCGCACTGTCGACGTTTAGAATCAAACATGACAGCAATTGAGTTATCTTCTCTAACACCTTCTGAAGTATCTACACCGCACGAATATGTCTCGGTTTTATCGTATTCTCTTATGATTTTAATTTCGTCTATGTACTTAATAGGCTCCGGAACTTTGGACATAATAACTTTTAGATTATCAACATCAAAAACCGACTGACTTGAGAGCATGAAACAAACCTGTTCGTCATATGGAAATTCTTGGTCAAACATCGCCCTACTTTTTAGCTGGCCGGTCTTCATTCGTCTAAATTCTATCTGAGCTTTGGAGAGTACAAACCCTTTTGATGATCTCTTAACCTTGCCTATATATTCTTTCTCGCCATCTGTGAGGGGTCCAGTATCCACATCGTCAATTGAGTACTCACCGCGTAAAAACCAAGGGAAAAAGAAGTTCTTGCGATATAGTATATTCTTCTTTTGCCAATCATCATAATACCAGTTTAAGCCGTTAGGTGTAGTCTCGCTAGACGTGCGCACTGTCTTTGGTACTGATGCCATCGTTGCGGCTAGTCTGGTTACGTCTTGAAATGCCGTCTCTGATGCATGGAATCTGTGAACCGCTGCCGATCTATTTTCTAGCCCTACATAAATTCGTGAATCAATATCTGGAAAGAAGTATTCGAACTTAGAGCCGCCTCCCCTGTCTAGTCTTGGCGCAATATCAACATGCAATTTCTTGTATGCATAACTAACAATTCTAAATATTTTCTGTATTGAAGTTTGGTCATGTGATTGAATGTATGCAGTTAAATTTCGATTCCATAACACATCATCAAGATAAATCAACACAAAAAATGTTGTGATGCCTAATTGTCGGGCCTTAAGGATATTCGGATCTACTGCCAACACATCGTCGACGAAGCATTCGTCCCATAACTGTTGCTGCTCTTTATTGAATTGGAAAATGCTATCGTCTTCGTCTTTATCAATGATGTGATATAGGTTATTCATGCGCCAATATTTCGAATGCATGTTTTTCTCTAATTCGCTTGGCTCGTTATCTTCCAATTATTACTCTACTTTATTTTCTATGCTCTTTTTCTTAGCATCCTCTATTCCTTTTAATATTGTAGCATGGTTAACAACTTCCGATTTAATGTGATGGTGTTCGGTGAGTTTTCCGAATAGTTGCTCGAGGAACCAATTCATTTTATTCTGGTCACCTGTTTTTATTGCTTTGACGATTACAGATATGACCATTAACTCAAGTGAAGTGACTTCCTTTCTTCCCTG